GTGTCGGGGTCTGATTCATCAGAAGCCCAAACATAAACCAGATCATTCCCAGTATCAAGGCTCCACGTTCCGGCGCTCATTGCCGCTGCGGTTGTAGCGATGTTAGTATTCCAGGCTACATAAGTTAAACGAGTCCCGTCCTCCCAGACCTGTTTTGTGGTCCAGTCACAGGCCGCAGAATAGATATCCGTACTAACGGGGTCCTCATCAGCCAGGGAGTATATTTCGATGTCATCGTAATAAACATCTAATTTTGCAGAGGCCCAGGAAGACACAGAGATGTACCCCCGCGATAGTGCTGTAGCCCCAGTGTTTTGATTGATTAAGGACTGCTTTGTGTCGCCATCAATTTTAAGAAGAGTGTACCCAACAGAGGCGTCTATTTTTGCTTCAAGGGTGAACTGATACCAGGTATCCACGCTAATTTGAAAGGTCGCTTCAACGGTTGATCCCGTTCCTTGTATCAAGTCAACATAAGTATTCCCGCCTGACTCTCTAAACCACATGGAAGCAACGGCGGACGATCCAGCGGCCAACCGTGGACCTCTGGTTTTTTCGTTAGCGGCAAATGTCGTAGCGTGGACTAAAAAGTATCCCCTCATCCCGCCTTCGGTCATATCTGAAACAGTTTTGTAATTCGCCCCATCCACTCCGTCATAATGCGCCCCATAAGTACCGGTCTTTTTTGATTCGGCATCTACTGCACCGCCGACACCTTCCGTGCCGGTCCAAGAATTAAAGTTATTACTTTCAAATCCATCCGTGAAAACGGAAGTTTCCGTTGTTCCGCCTGCGGTTGAATACTGTGTCCAGGTCGTAACAAGGTTTGAACCGTTGATAACCGGCAAAGCTCCCGTCCCGTATGCCCCGAATGTGATCGGACTATTACTCGAACCGCTTGACGGCACGGTCAACTGTTCCCGCCAGGTACAGCCCTTGTTGAACAGGACGCTATCCCCGGCGTTGAACGTAGACGAATTGACCTTGCTGATCGTTTTCCATGCCACCGCCGCGCCTGTTCCGGCCCCGGTCCCATTGTCTCCGTCGGCGTTGCAGTCAACATAGGTGATCGCCGGGGCGAAATTAACCGTGATCGAATCGCTGCCCCAATTCCCCGCCGCGTCGGCGCATCCCACATAAAGCGTGTTGCTACCTCGGGCATACCCGGACGTGTCGCAGGACCATGAAGTCGTGCCCGTGCAAGCCGTCCCGTTGCCAGCGTCGGGGGCCGATCCAAGGCGGTATTTGCAGGAGTCTACCCCTACGGCATCTGATGAAATCCCCGTCGCGGTCAAAGAGTCGGTCGAAATAGCCTGGGGGTCCGACTGTGAGATAGCGGTTGCCGGTGCGGTTTCGTCGGCCCCACCGGTAACCAACGGATGCGGGTAAGTGTAGGCCGTATAATCAGGCATCTCCGAATTAAAGAAATCGACATTAACCGAAATCCCGATAACTGCCGGGTCATCGTCCGGCCAAAAATTAATCGCCGAACCCGTGGCGCAGTTTGTCATATCCGCGCCGCAGTTGTTTTTATTGCCCCAGGCATAGGAAAATTGAACCATATCGTCGCATGGATATTCGCATTGATTGTTTTTGATCATGTACGAATCCACATCGATACAGTAGGAACAGTTTTGCCGGATATAATTTCCCCAGACGACCCCCTGCCCGCCCCGGAAGTGCATCACCCGTTCAGCCCCCGCCGAGGTATCGTTAAACTTATTATTGTAGACTTCCCAAGTGAAGGATCCCCGGTCAGTGATGCCCTCATATTGATCATGGGCGTCCAGCGTATCCCAGGAAGATTGCTGCCAGTTGAAAGTGTTATATCGAATAACGTACCGTGAGCCGATTCGAGAGGCGATGAAATGACTGACTCCCTGGGCGTCGCTGTTGTTGACGGTATTGTCCTCAAAGAAAACGGCATTGGCATCCCCGAGAGTGAAAGGGAAAGTGGAGGCCGAGCGGTTGCTCCCGAATACTGAAACGATACTGGCGTGATCCGGGCCTTTGTTGAACGTGTTATGATCCATGACGCCGGTTATCTCCCCGTCGAACCCGGCAGCATTGCAGTCATAGCAAGCCCCGAGATCAAACGTGCAGTTGTCCACCCGGACGTTTTTAATCCCCACCCTGGGGTCGCTCCCCGTATACCCAAAATAGAGGGCTGGATTTCCTGCCCCCTCGGTTAAACCCGTATTGGTGAAAATGATATTGCTGATTCGCAATCCGTTGGCTGTCTCTGCTGAAGTTTGGAACACCGTGGCGGCATAGGTGATAGTGGTCGCCGTCGATCCCAAGATGACCAGGCCAGTCTTGGCTATCGACGTTGTGCCGCTCCATGTAATTCCACAAGTACCGGCAGGGAAGGCTATCGTGTCGTTATTGGAGGCCGCAGCATAGGCCGTGTTGAAAGCCGCCTGGGTGCAAGCCGACATGGTCTGTGTGGTGGCCCAAACCGGGGATGCCATGAACAGGCTAAGAACAATAAGTAAGATTTTAAGAGCCATCACGCGCCCCCGTATAGATTTTAATATTGTCCACCCCAAAATACCCCTTATCGTGGATGCTGATTGTCGTCGGGCTGACGTTGTTTTGAAAAGCTATGGCGTTCCCGCTGTTTTCTGCCGTCCCGTTCACCCAGACCTTGAAGGTGTGGGCATCCACGTTGAATTCCACCTCGATCTTAACCCAGGTCGCATCGGGAAAATTGATAGCCCCGTTTGTAAATGATCCGCCGGTGTACCAGGTCAGGAGGCCGCCACTGCGCCCGATAATCGTGGCGAAGCTGGTATCCCAGGTCCAGGTGGTTCCAACATCGAAAATATCATCCGTGCCGGTTTCGGTGGAGGGGTAATAATAGAGCCGCACCGTAAAGGTGCCACTGGATTGCGTGGTAAAGGTGTGCGGATAGACATAGCTATCAGACCCGTTAACGATGATATAATAGGTGCCGGATTGCGGAGCGACAATATCCCCGTCGTCAAAAACCGCTGTAGTCTGCCCTCCCGTTCCCCAGGAGTTATACCCGGCGAGATTAGCAGCATCCGCAGCCCCCGCGCCCTCAAATCCGTCTTCAAATAAGGCGGCTGGCGCACCCGCTGCCCCACTCCCCACCACCATCCCGGCCTGAGCATAGGAGGACAAGGCCAGGAGAAGGATTAAAGCCAGAAGTTTTTTCATGCGGTCACCAAATCAGTCAATTGTATAAAAAAAGCACATCGTAGCAAAGGTATTCGTCCCCGCGACGCTCGTCGTGTGCCACCAGATACCATTATTGGCCGCTATGGTTGGGTTGGTCAGTGATCCATCGTCAGCCGTCCAGACTGAGGCGCTTGAGGCCGTTATGTCGGCGTCTACCGTTGTCAAGCTGGTACAGACCCCACTCGCCCCGGTACATTCGTCAAACTGGCCCACAACCTCGGTAGATCCGATATGGTAAAGCCGTACTGCGGTTATCGTGATCGCGTAGGGGAAGATTTCAACCGGGAAATCATCCGTTGCTACCAGCGCTTTGACCGTGGTGCATTTTTGGAAAACCTGCGTTTTTACAATGGCGGTTCCGGTTACACCAGTGGCAGGGAGGCCCGTGGCATTGGTCAAGGTCCCACTTGAAGGCGTTCCGAGGGCACCGCCGGACGTTAGATAATTGTCCAGGTCAACCCAGGATGTCGCCTGAACGTAAGGATCTGTCGCCGTCCCGGTCCCGGTCTCGGCGGCATTGGTCCAGGCAAGAACCATATTAGCCGAAGAAGGGCGGGCGTTAGGAAACTGCCCCTCATAAGCCCCGTCCCCGGTAATCGAAGCCGGTCCCCGAAAACCGGCGGTATGGGTATCAGTGGAGTTGGCTTCATGCACGGTGATCCGGCCAGCTACCCCAGATTGTTTGGTCACGTTGAATCCACCAGCCCCGGCGGTGAAGCCCGTGGTCTCCAGATACCCTGTACTGGCATCAAATTTAAACGAGGCATGGGTTTTAGGCCCGAGATCCCCTGTTGTGGCAGTGACAAAAAGCGGGAAGCTGGTGGCGTCGCTGGCTTCATTGGCCGCCGTGACCGCAGTCGCAATAGCCGCCGTTCCGTCAATGGAGACCCCGGCGAGGGAAAGAGCGCCGGAACCTCGGTTGATGGCAATTTGGGTAGTGCCGAAGTAGAAGGTTTGGCCGGCTGTAGCAAACGTGGCCGGGTTGGTATTGCAATCCAAGAGTGTCCCTGCCGTGGTGTAGGTGCAGAGGTAGGTATTGGTTAACGTTCCCTTGAGAACGTCCAGGGCAGGCTGCCGCCCATTCGCTAAATCATAGGCCGCCTTGACAGCCGTTGAACTGGCCGCCGTGGTGGAACTCGTTGTGCTGGTGGAGTCTGATTTAGCGGTGAGTCCAATGTCGGCTTGATAGGATCCCGCCGCTTGTTTGCCGGCCAATAGGTCGTAAACCTTATCAGCACTCCACACAAAAGCTGTATCACCATCACCCTTAGTATCATCTAAAACAGTAGAGGCAAGATACGAATGGGTATGATCCGTAAAGGAAATGGCTTTTCGTGCTGGTCCGGTTGTAATAGTGAAATACAACTCATCGTTCGTAAACTCGATCGCGCCGGCCTCCGGAGTAGTCATGCTGGCCCCGGATGTCAACTTCAACGGCGCCGTGCCTGCTCCGATTGTCCCCGCAGGGATTGACACCAACCGCACACCGGAAATATCCAAATTATTGGTCGCCCGGTTGATAGCCACCTGTGTAGTGCCAAAATAAAAGGTCTGGGCGGCTGTGGCAAACGTGGCCGGATCGGTATAATCCAGAGTACCATCGGCGTCGGCATTGACTAAATAGTTCGCTCCACCCGGTGCGGCAATCGGTAATTTCCATCCTACCCCAACCCCTGTTTCCCCGGGAAATATTGTAAAAGGGTTAGTATTGACGTTGTTGTAAAAGAGTAGTTGCCCCAAAACAGAAGACGCTGTTCCAAGACTCAGAGGTAAAGGCGCTCGCCAGCCGGTTGCCGAGGAAATCAGTGTATTACTTTGATCGTTCTGTCCGTAAATTACTCCGCCATCGCCAAGATAAATGTCGGCCCATTCAGCGGCAGCAGACCCGAGCGGAACAGTGTTGGCGGCATTAGGAACGGGTGCAGCGGTAAACGGCACTGTACCATCAGCCATGACATCGCCGGTCCCAGAACCACTGGTACACTTCCATTTATTTTCAGCCGTATTCCAAGATGGCATCTGGCCGTTAGAACAGCCTCTTGGAAATTCAGAAGAGTAAGGTGGAGCCGCCCAAGCATGAGCAGTAATCCCGAGTATCAGAATAATCGTCAGAAGATATTTTCGCATATCCTACCTCACAAAGGTTAATTCAAGAACAATAACTGCGGATGCCGTTGTATTGCCGCTAATATTTAATGTCCAGGTACCATAGACAGGTTCGTAATCAAGCGGTTTAACGCGCTGACTGGTGGTCGTGTGTCTGTTGGCCCCGGCGCCACCAAACATATCAATAGTATTATGATTGGTTACAGTAAAATCCCAATTATCTTCCGGCGGAACTGCCCCGGGATTTGTTTCACCCTTATAGAGGTACCAGCTTTTTAATTCATTCATGTTACGCGTATTAATGTTGGTCGCCGGGTATGCTCCGGTTTCCGCACCCGTTCCGCCCGTACAGGTAAACTTTAAGACTTTAGCAACCGGAGAAATTCCAGACTGTGCATACACCTCTGTCAGCTCCTGCACACATGTTCCTGCTGCACCCCAGGATAAACCAGGGATGGACAAGAATATCATCAATACGAAACCAATCAAAAACCTTTTCATGAAATGCTTCCTCCTAATCGAATTTGTTGGGCTCGGTTTTTTGTTGGTCTTCCGTAGCCTTTTGTTGTAATACCCATTGCTCCCTGGCGGACGTTAGATATCGTAATATTTCTTCCAGCTCCTGACACCGGCCCTGCATCCACCTGGCCGCGGTCTGATCCGAAATTTTTGAAGCACTCACTAACTGTACGGTCCATGATTGCCGTACCCATTCACAAAATTCTCGAAAAGCTTCTGGGTTGGCAGCATCCAAATTAACGATTGCTCGCAATACTTTTTCACTCGGTTGAAACATAAAAATTACACTTCCCTATTCGTTTATTGTAGAATACTTTTTTGCTTCATCTCTGGTGTACATTCCAGTTGTGGCGTCTGGGCAAATCCATTATCAACCATCATTTGATTGATCATCTTGATGTGCCAGGCCCTGTTGAATGACGATTTAATAATCGTTCGAACCGTATGGCCGAATGCCCAGGTCATCGCTCCCTGCGATTTTTTTTCAATATATGCATCCGAACTGGTTTGCGTGGATTTGCATCCCGACCATAAAACCACATTTGGTAAATCGTCAGCAGGAATCATACCGAAAGTTCTGGTACAAGCCTGCGGAGAAAATACAAATGGTGAGGGAATGAATTTAGGGATCTCCCCGGGCATACGTAGTCCGGTTCCGGAATGACAGGAATCCAAAAGTACATCAAGGGTGGCCTTGGAGTGCAGGCCCATACAGACATTTCGCAAGTCATCGTCAGAAATATACAGACCACTCCAATCCAGATCGTGCGGGCAGAGGACCTCGTCCAGAAAATCTTCTTCATCATTATCCTGATCTGGGACCTGGGAGCCATGTCCACTGAAATGAAACAAGAGATGATCGCCGGCCTTGGCCTGGTGAACCATCTGCCTGAGCCCTTTCATAATATTCTTCTTGGTAGCTTGAGCGTCAGTCAGTTCTGAGATCTGCAGGACAGAAAAGTGAAAAGTGTTGACCAGCAAGTCCTTCATGTTGAGCACGTCGTTGCGGCACCCGCGGAGATCATTCCCCGGCGCCCGGTAGTGATTAATACCAACAAGTAAAGCTGCATTCATAGGTTATGCCCTCATTAGGTCCGTTGTTGCGGGACTTGGTCCTGTTTGAAGAGTCTGTTGTCCTGGCCCTGGGACGCATTCCCGGCAGCATCGACGTTCTGCGGAGCCGGTAGCGGAGCCCCAGGCGTAAGGCCGGCCCCGGGTGACCCCGGAGGCCCGGCGGGATTCCCAGCTTGATCCAGAGGTACCCCTGGCTGCCCGGCCGGCTGGATAGGTTGCACCGTCGCATCCTCCAAGCCCTTGATGTTGATTTCCGAAGCCTTGGTTGCCTGAAGCAGAAGATCCTTTCGACCCTCCAGCCCGATGATCTGTAAATCCACCGGGTTATTCGTGGTCTGCAGAAATTCATTAATCCGAACTGACTGTTGTTCCCTGGCGATCAGAGAACTTGACCCTTTGGCCTCAATATTCATGTCACAAATCATGTCATCCAGGATGCCATTATCCAGGTCCCAATAGAATAAAAATTCGATAGATGGAGCGATAACCTCCAGATCTATCGAACGAATTACGGCCTTGATGCCTCGGGCGGCCGCGGTCATCAGCATTGACAATCCGGACGCCGTTCCTTGGGCGCCGCCTCCAGACTGAGCCTGCCCGGACTCATAAGATGGAATTCCACAATGATCATCAGCTAATTTACTGAAATGATTATATATCGGAATCAACTTGTCCGCATTCATGGAGATGTTATACACCTTCATGGCCGGCGCGATAGACAATCCATTCTCGGTCGTTTCCCAGACCTTCAGCGGCCAGATCTGAGTATTGGCCCCGGGTGGAAGCCGATCCTTATTTAATTCAATCTGCGGACCACTGGCGATACCAACATTGTTCAAAATAGCCCTGACAATCGCATTACAGGCCCCCTGGATGTCCTTGATCAACTCCGGCACGCATTTGCCCCAGAATGTATCTTGCTGTTCCTCAAAACTAACCTTAAAAAAGGGCTTCTTCCCCATAGGGTCGTAATTCATCATGCATTTAATTATATATCTATCAATCATCCAGGCGCAAATATCGTAATCCAGGGTCGAGTCCGGGATCAACTCCGGGTCCATTCCCCATTCAATCAAGGTTTGACCATCCACGGATCCCCAGAACTCCAAACAGTCGATTTTCTCGCCGTCATAGGTAGCGGCGGTATCCTGTCCCAGGGCAGTCAACTGATCGGTCAGATAGTCCAACTGCAGCCAGTTCAGGGATTTTCCCCCGCGGGTCTGTTCCAGAATCGCATTAATGGACTCGACCTTATATCCGGATTCGGGCGGCAGATTCCTCAGTCCCATCAGTGTACGCCGCGTTAGACTCAATCGATCGAAGAGATATCCATCGTCAATATCAACAGCATCAGGCGCCGGATAAATATCAAACGGTGACCGACGTTCGAAAAACGGCCGCGGCTTTTCTTCATAATCTACCTGCATCCCGCCATCGAGCTTCGGACTTAATTTTCGCATTTTCGTACTGCGGAAAATCGGCCCCTTGAGGAACCCACATTTCTGGTCGATCACATCATCGATCATCTTATCCAGGGCTTGATACCACTTTCCCTCGACCAATTGATCGTCGATTTTCTCACGAACCTTCTTGGCATTTTCCTTAGCCTTAGCCTTCACGGCCTGCAGAATAGCCTCCTTGATAGCATCAGCATTCCCGGTCATTTGTTGCTGAATCATGCTCATATCAACAGGAACGCCCGTCATGACAGATTGGTCCACCAGATCCATAAGGGCAGTCTGCATGACCTGATCAGCAATACCCTGGGTAATATCATCCGGCAATTCCGGAACGGGGGTGGGGGTTACATCCCAGGGTCGCATTCCAGGCTGAAAGAGAACATCCTTAACCCAGGCTTTACCACTCCGGCATTTTGTATCAGTCATTAAAATAAAAGCTGTAGAGCCCTGCATAGTTTTAATCTGAGCTAATTTTTCAGGCTCATACTCACCATTTTTTTGCCGCAGATTCTTCAGCATTTGATCCTGAATGGGCCGCTTAGCCCGCTTGGCCTTATCCCAACGATCCATAATAATAGTCGTCAGATTATCCAGCATGGGAGTATTTTCAGCAGAAACAGTATTATACTCTGCATCGGCCTCCACAGCTAAGCGAGCTTCTTCGTCAAGATCAGCGTTCGACTGAACATTCAATAACATGAATGACTCCTCTACATAATAATGAAATTAAGCATACTGCGGCAAAAAGGACAGGGTTCGGATCCACCTCGTCTGGTTTGATGAAAAACAGTATTACAGCTTGGACATTTTTTAGGATCGGCTATTTCATGTTTATAACTTTTCTTAGCCGTCTTAAAATCACCGTGTTGCTCGCGGAGACTGTCAGCGTCGCCATGAAGAAACTCAAGATATTCTTCAAGGTCTGAAACCCAAAAAGGAACTTCTTCCATAGGGGGGAAAAACTCACTTTCGTCTTGCATAATAACTGCTCAATTCTGGTAGCGGGAGGGAGAATCGAACTCCCAACTTTTGGCGTATGAAGCCAAATTTCTGCCGTTGAATTATCCCGCAGTATTTTATTTGATGCCCCAGGGCCGGCTGGCGCCTGCCAAGCTTGCTTCCTGGCTACCCTGGGGTCTTCCGGTTTCTGGGGGATGCGAAATCCAGCCAGGTCCTCAGATGAGGAGAGGACTGTCCGGGGGGAAAGGGTATTATTCGTTACGCGCAATACCTGCGTTGGCCCACATGACGGCCTCGTCGATCTTCGTTAAAGCCAGGGACTGCTCGCGGGACGGATGCGAATTCTCCATGATAGCCAGGGAAAACTGCTTCCCCATGGCGCGTAGTAATTCATAGCGTTTCGGTTGGTCATCCTTTGGAGCATGATATTTAAAATTTGTTTCCAGTCGTTCTGAATCCATGTGATTTTCCTTTCTTATGTCCAGGCGTCGGGAGATACACCTACTTGAGCCGTATAGGGACCAAGATGTTGTACTCTCTGCATATTCACCTGAATTGATTGATCCATATACATACAGGCGTATTGTAGACCATCCATTGGATGGGAGTATCGATTCTTCTCCGGGATGTTGTAAAATCGTTCATCGCCGGCTACTTGAATTCGTCTATAATGATACCCCCCGTTGAATCCCTTGCGAATCTGAGAACACACGGGTGATAATTGAAAGGCCGGCTCGCCGTCGCTCAATTTCGTGAGGAAGGCGTCCACGGCGTTGATTCTCGCTTCGATACTATTCGATTTGGCCGGAAGAGCGGGTAATCCTGCGTCGCGCAATTCCATGAAGCAACTGCGTTCATCGGTGTCCGAGCGCTTCATACCGGCCGGATCCCCAGTGCCAATAACTTCATATCCACGAAATTCAGTCAATAGGATCGGCTTCAACAATTGTGTCGCGAATTGCCGAATCCCCATGCTTTCCGCTATTATCTCCCGTAGAATCAACATCTTCCCGCGAGGTTGATATTGTACTATCACCGCTGCCGGATTCCGAACTCCGAAGTCGTACCCGATCACTATCGGGAGGCCTACGGTCGGCGCAAGTTTTTCAGAGGCTGTATGGAGAGTATCGTTCCAATTTGGAAATACCACCTGTCCATCCATGACGAAACCATACTGGCCGTCAACGTAGACTTTTACAAACTCAGGATCCTTGCCTATCGATAAATTGGTATAATATCCCGGCGCGAGATTACTGAGATTCTCCGCGTCCGGCCCTCGCCCACTGGGTTGCTTGTAAATAGAATGACCCGGGGGTTTAGTTGTTTCAAAGAGCTTGAACCACCAATGGTCAACGTCTGGAGGGTTAGTGTCCAGCATGATGCCGGCCCAGGTAGCTCCACCCTTACGTTTGGAAGGCCATCGATCGATACGACCATCGAGTCCGTCGAGGATCGCCTTGGGAATTTCACGCGCTTCATTCAGCCAGGCACCGGTTAATTCCAGAGATAATAAATTACGAACGTGATCAGGCCGATCCAAAGCCCGAAATAACACCTCACAAAGTACTTTCGTTCCGTCTGGGAGGACGATCTTGTCGATTCGATATTCATGATATGTGTCCGTCCAATGACCAAAATATTTCGGAGGGACCCAGTCATGAAACGTCTTGATCGTGGTGTCCCTCAATTGTGGATAACTATTTCGAACGACCAGCCAACGGGTATGACGCACTCCGTCCGAATCCGGCACCTGCTTCTGAGCCCTGGCCATGATTTCCATGACCATCGCCGAAGACTTGCCGGACCCGAACGGACCCATAACCCCGCGAATTCTATTATTATCCCGTGAAAACTGCAGCAACGTCGGAACGTCGCGGTACGTATAAACGATCTGTGAACCCATGATTATTCCTGGTGGATGGTGAGGCTAACCCCGGAGGCCGACATAACAGTCTCGGGAGGATCCATTTTGTCCTTGTTTTTTTGAGCAAAATCGACCAACTTCATCATCATGCTGATATGTCCAGGGAGGAGATCGGCCGGCGCGAGTGATTGAACATGACTCAAGTATCTCAAAAGTTGATTCAGGGACTCATGCTCGATCGCTTCGTTTTTCGCATACAGCAGCACCTTTTCTTCGGCCTTTTCCTCTTTTTTGAGGTTATCCAGCCGTTTGGCCCAACCGAACATGATCTTCCACCGCCGAATCGTACCAACCTCATAACCGCAGGCCTTTGCTACAGCAGTATCTACCTGTTCTGCCTTGAATAATCCTGAAAGGTGCTGTCGATACCATACCTGAAAGGCCTTTTTTTGCTCACGCCCTTCTTGCTTGGCTTGCAATTCAGCCTTAGACTCCCCAGACTGAGCCAGGGCAACTTCCTTGCGGTTTTTTTCAACCAATTCTAATTCAAATGTCGTTGGGATGTATTCTTCTGGCGGGAGAACTTCAGGAATGATAATCGATTGGTCAAGCTGATCCACCTGGCATGGTGGAGCAACCTCTTCTGGATGTGGTTCGGACGATTTTTTTGATGTTTTCTTATTCATACTCTATAATTATACCACCATGTCATAAAACTGTCAACCTAACGAGAAAACCCCGAGCGGGAAGGATCTGCAGCCTCCACCCGGGGTTTTCTGTAACCAAAAAAAGGAGTCATTTGAAGCCGTGCCTGGCGGAAGAGGGCTTGGGGGGCCTACCAGGGGTCGCGTCGGCTTCTTACAAGGTATAAGATAAGTCATCCAGAGTATTTTGTCAAGGGGTACCGCTGGACGGCCCAGTAGCGAGGATTAAGCTTCCCACCTGGACAGACCTCCTGACCGTAAGTATCCATGAAAATCTCAGCAGATCCATCCGGAAGTATCAAACCGGAAGGATATCTCCAGATATCTCCATGTATGTCACGAATCAAACGATATTCTGACGGATGCATCATGTAAATGACGCTCATGATTCAATTCCGGGGAAGTCCTTTTTCCGTGTTCGCCAGGCACGATGGAGATCAGCTTGACAGGATGATATAAAATCTGTAGCAATTGCACATACATTACTGAATTTGGTATGATCCATCATGAATACGTATGAAGAATGGGAATTCCCCAAGTCCTGATTTGGATCATACCGGCAGCCCTGGCGAGTCATGGCGAATTCGAAAGCCTCATGCTGCAGTATAGTGAGCGTCCTCCACCATAACTTATTCGCAAGACCAATGGTAATTTCCGGAAGTCGGCTATCCCCCGGCAGCATATCAAAACTGCCCTCATATCCATCTGAAACCATCAACCGGCAGCGCTCAAATCCTATTTCGTATGTTCCGATAAACTGCTTTTTCATTGTTCCCCTATTCTTTCAGATGAAGGCCTTCCAGTATGCGAACCTTGGCGAAAACAACGTCCAGAAGCACAAGCGTATGATGAAGCAACCGCAGAACCTCATTATCGTGTTTGTCGGTATGGACCAGGTTAAGTCCCTGGTCTTTTACATCCTGCAGCATATTGTACACATCATGATTGTTCATACCATACTCCGTTTATCTACAAATACTCATCTACAACATAATCCTTTAAGGCATCAGAGAATTCATTCACTGATTTAAAATGAATATATTGACACCCAACTTTAACCAGCAACCCATTCAATATAAATCGAACGGTAAAACTCTGATAGGCCATTTTTTATCTCACTTTCTGGTAAGGCCAAGGGCCATAGATGCAATATTAATTTTTTTAATTTCATTGATCAGCGCATTCCGATCTGTTTCCAGCATCTTCATAATATCGAAGATTTTTTCAGAAAACCCGGCCATGGCGTAGACCTTCTTCTCGGGAAACTGTAATGTACCCATCCCGCACAGGTCCAACGAGTAAATGTGCGGCTGGCAATTAAACTTTTTCGAATAAGTCGACAGAACATTCCTGGGGGTTTCATGTTCTTCCCAGGCTTGGCAATCGGAAATGATAATGATCCGATCATAGGCCCGATTGGCTGTCCGGAAAATCTCATGAAAATTCGTTCCACCTTGATCAGCCTGGCCCAGGGCCGTAGCCATGGTGAATAATCCTAAATCATGCATCGACATCGGAGCATATTGAGCATGGCTACCAAAAACGATCAAGTCTGAATTCATATTGGCTTTCCAAAGTACCGCGGCGAACAATCCACCGACCTTAGCGGCTGTTGATGTTCCAACCATTCCACCGGTCATTGATCCGCTGAGATCTATAGCAATTAAGGTAGGGCCGTCAAACTTGGGAACATTGGAATATAATGAAACTTCAGCGGCCTCGATTAAAGCCGAAACGAACATTTTGGTATGATTATTGGGAATGTTCAGGCCGCAGACAGAATCATAGGCCGTATGGATCTGAAACGGAAACACGAGTGATTTCTTAATCGATTCCGGATCGACAATCATCCGGGCGGCCGTGGTCAGTACGTCCGGTTCCTGAACGGTCAGGAGAATATTCCGAATATTCCGCAACAGGGCCAAATACCCGATCTTTTTATTCGCAATCAAATCAGTCCAGACGGCGCTCTTCAATTCATCTTTCTCCGTAGCATTCCCGGTCTTCTGTCCGGCCGCGGATAATCCAGCCTCCCAGGTATCTGCCGGTTTCAGAGTCCCATGAATCATGTCCCCCAGGGCCTGGGTATGCTTCGGATGGGTAAGATTAATAGCATCCACCATTTTGACATCACGATTCTTCCCCTGATACTTGGCCAGACCATAGGCGTTCATCCGTCCCAGCGCCCGGGCGAAACCGTCCTTTAAGGCATTCGGAATATTCTCCCCGGACTTCAACACCAGGGCCAGAATCTCAGTGATATCGTCCGGCCGGCGAACGATCACGTTATAAAAATCTTTGGTCCAGTCTGCCCCACGGACCCGACGAGCCAATAATGCGGCCAGGACATGAGTAATGGATCGTAAACCGAATTCCCGGCGAGCGTAGATCCCGGCCTGGGCTATGAAAAAGGCCTGTCCGTTCATCAATAGGGTGTCGACCAGAAAAGACAATCGCTCCAACGTTTGGTTTCCGGAACGATAAAATTGGTCCTGAACCATACTGGTTAATAGAATGCTCACCAGTTCCAGTTCCGCTGATTCCTGAAATGCTTCTCCGCCGGCCAGGTTGATAGTATCAGGACCCGCTGCTACTCTTTTTTGATTGAATCGTGCCATTGTCTTATCATTCCTTTCTGATTTGAAAATTCACTGGAGAACATCGCCAAGGAAATTTTTAGCGCTCTACCACTGAGCTACCCGAATCATTAATGTGGACCCGGGGTGGGATTCGAACCCACGATCTCTCGATTACAATTCGATGAAATCCTCAGACTCACTGCCAGTGAACGTTACTCCTACGATTATTCTTCTTCGTATCCAATCATACTCAAACATTGTTTTTCATCAGAGGTTAATTTATTATTGGTATCGGCTAATTGTCTCTGATCCTGGAAGACGGTCCCCCAGGATCTGCATTCCTTGACAAACGATTTAAAAAACGCAGTCTGAGCAATCGAATCCTCATTGGCCAGACATGCTCCGACATATTCCCAATCGACTTCCTGCAATCCCATTTTCATATTGATACCCCCATAAAATTATTCAGGGATTCTCTCCCCTGTGTCACGCACACCACTTATGCACTGTTGCCTGGCTACACAGCCTTACTCCAATCGAGTATAATCCCGGGTTACCTCATAACCCTCGGGCGTGCCTCATGCTGGTTAGAGTACGTTTGAACCGCTGCGTCTTCGGCTTCGACCAGCTTACGGTCTCGCCATAAATTTTATTACTGGGTTACGCATGGAAGAAACCGGCAACGGACGGGGAATTTGTCACGCTTTCTTATCACGATCGTTCCCCTAAAATTCCTCCAGTCAACCATCGCCCGGAGTAACCACGATGTGGGGGCTTTAAAATAGCTACTATCCACTTTTTTTGGAAACCTACACCGGGTAACGCTGCCATTGTAGGTCTTACACAGAACCTCGGGATCAACAGTTTCCGATAAACCCTACGTTTATGTGGGGTAATCTGTCACAGAGTGTAGATGGATCCGTTATCCTAACTATCCATGCTTGAATTCTAAAAAATACCTGGAGAATACGGGACGAGCCTGGGTTTCCCCATCAAAAACCGGATTTGAACCGGCAACATATCGCTTCTTAGGCAATTGCTCTACCAATTGAGCTATTTGAAGTAACTCGCTACCCTCGCTACCAGGTATGTATTTCAAAGAACAAACTATTCATACTGTTTACTCTGCTTGCTGAGTAATAATATAAGTCTCTTTTAATACCTTGTCAATAGCCGCCATAAATATCCGGATTAAAAATCTTTAATTGCTCGACTATAATCTCCGGCTTCCGCACCTGTAAAAGATGGTACGAATCCTTGGTAATCTCTCCGGTGTCTCGATTTATGTCCAAAATAAATACCGGATAATTATGATCCATAAACCATTGGATTTCGAACCGTAGACCCCTGGATCTCTTCCACTCTCTCGTTTTGATCACGTAAATCCTATTACACATTTCCATCATTCTGACATTATACTGCATCCAGAAATCGTGCTCATGAACGAAATCAACCATAAAATCGCTAATTGGATGTGAATGGCTGATAGGACTGAAGACAATTTCTCCGTCCTCCATCAACCGGGCCGCTACAGCATTGGCCATTTGAAAGCTACCCTCACGCATGTACCGCGGACAATTAGGTCCGTGTTTTCCGGTATATGAAATTCCCAGGTAGGCGATTCCGGATACTGTCTGTTTCCATGCAGTGCTCATGATACCACCTTTACAATGAATTGTGCTGTTCGACATCGATAGGCCATTCGGACGACAGAACGATCCTGCCCATGGTTTCGACATTTTCCAGTTCCGATAACTCATGATGTTCCCGGCCCCATACCCAGACAGCCAACTTACTGTAAGTGTTTGCTGCAGTACCCATGGCAATCGCACAGGGGATGGAATGAGATTTTATCCAGTCGAACCATGCTTGCAATTCCTGATATTGATCATATTCTTCATCCAGATAGATCGTCAAACGATAGTACGGTAATTTAACGGCCGGCAATTTCGTTTTATATTCTACTTGCACGTTGGACATTGACATTTTGTTCTATTCCCCCTGTAAACGACAAAATCAATATGTTTCTGGTTATCTGACGGCACCTCAATATGGGGACAGATATACGTATTGGTTATGGATGTGTCATAGTTTACCGTTTCGAATATCTTCACGATCGGAAACCAGCGCTTCATCCGCTTAGAGAAATAGCGATCCTTGAACATGTCCCACCAAGTGGCATAATGCTGAACCATCATTTTGGACCGTATTACTTCCGTTTTATGATTGCCGGCCAGAAATATCTCCATTTGAATGATCAATTCATTGGCGGCACGATCAACATGGGAATCCAGCGACTTGGTATCCAGCGCCCACATAGGAATACTGGTGAACGCATTGACTTTAATTTTCTCAAGAATGCATCTTTGGGTGGATAAGTTTAAAACATTTTCCGATATCGTCATTGCCATTATTTACCTCCACAGGAAAGCAACAGCAAGGACGGTGGAGGCAACGACAATTATAAGAAAGGTAAATATTGTCCAGAAAACAAATAACGGTCGTTTTCTATGCTCCAAAACATAATTATCAATTGCTTCCATCCGCCCCTTTTCCATTTCTTACCCTTCGGACCGACGGCCGCGGGGACGAGTTTCCACTCCCATGACCTTCAGGGCCCGAGAAATGGCTGACATCGTTACTCCATACTTTTCT